GTAAAGCCTCTATTCTTAAATACTCTTGTGAATGCATTTGGAAATGCATTTAATATCTTTCTACCATTAGTCATAGTGTTCCTCACTTTCTGCAATTAATAACCATATGAATCACACCATTCAAGGTATTTGTAACATAACCAAAATTGGAAACAATTTCGATTTCTGCAATTTTCATAGTCATGTTCAGCTCCGCAATAGTGTTCACAGCACGAACACATTTCTCGCAATTCTTGATTTTCTTCCTCATCATCTAAATAGGGTTTACAATTTTGATAGCACTCCTCTATTTTTCTCGACACCTTTACACTTGCTCTCATGTTTCCTCGCTTTCTACCTTGAAATGCCTTTTAATAACAACATCAAGCATATCTCTGATGCCTTTTAAATCGTCTTTTGTTGCGTCTTGGGGAATCATTATTTTTGCAATTGTTCTATTTTCGCAAGTATACGTTTGGATATAATACATATCTAAGTTTATACGACTTATTTTTTCTTCTCTTGTCATGCTCTCACCATCTCTTTAATCTTTTCCAAGATTTCCCATGCTTCGAGGTCGCAATCATCAACTATATTTTCTATCTTCTGGTATTTACGTAACCACTCGGCAAGTTGTTTAAATTCCAAACACCCTTGTAAGTTTCCGTGAGTACGCTCATACTCGGCATTATCGGTATATCTTTTAATTGCTTCGTCCAGTGTCATTTTTCCACCTCACTTTCTCCAAACTAAACCAATGATGCATGGTAATGTAATACACAAAAATGTGGCTCTTAATCTATCCGACAAAGGAACAGCCAATCTTTCCTTGCCGATTTCTTTACAGTCTTTAACCCATCCGATAACCTGACATGTATACGCCACTATGTTTATTAGCAAAGCAACAAGTATTGCTATTATCATGCTCCCACCTCATTTACAAATCTTTAATATTCGTTTAGTTTGTATATCTTCAATTTTTCTCTTTAATTTGCATCCCAAACGTATCCATTTATCACAATCTTCGCAACAGGATGTTTGCTCGCAATACGAAAAGAAATATCCATAAACTCTATTAGGATTTCGTCTATATCTGCCTGATTCTAATTCTTCTCTTGTCATTTCTCCACCTCTCCAACGATTTTATTAATCCATTCGTTCCGATATTCTTCTTTTAGCTTAAAACAATCATCTTTTTCAAATCCCGGACACTCGTTAGCATATCCGTCTAAGCCGTGATCGCAATCATATTCACATAATCCGCAAACACTATCGTCGACGTTCTTTTCACGAATATCGGAAAATATCATTTCGAGTTCGTTTAAAAAATCGTTTATGTTTGCTTTGATCGATTTCTCTGTCATTCCGTCACCTCTCTAATGCGTTTATTTGCCATTTAAACCGCCCTTTAGTACCTTAGACGAACATTTATACCCCTAGAGTGTTTGGAGCGGTTTTTCATGGTGTTTCCTCCATGCTTTCCGATTCATCATCAAACAAATCAAAAATATTGAGCTGATGATATTTGTTCTGTTCTTCCTTTGTTTTCCGTCTGCCTAAGTAACAGTCTGTTATCCTCTGTCCGCAATTCGGGCAATAATGATAAACAACATCTATCCCGAAACCACAATTACCGCAAGTGTAATAATCCGTTATGTGCATACCCTTGTGCAATTTCGGTTCCTTTGGCACCTGCCTGGACAAAGCCCATGCCACTTGGTTGTTTACCTTTTCATTAACGGACAATTCTATGTAATGCTTATTCATAGCTTTAATCCTCTGTGCTGATTGTTAGTTTGTTGGCGCTTATATCGTCCCAGCCTTTAACCTCACATATATAACCGAGTGTCGAAAGCCTTAATGATTCTTTTACCAGCTCCGGCCATGAGTCAAATGTTATTGTTTTGATAACCGTCATGGTCTCCTCCACCTCTCATCACAACAAGCACTCGTATAAGCATACGGCGGTCTAGCTCCTATCTCATGCGCCCTGTTCTCATATGTGTCTCTTACTCTTGCAACCCTAAACGACTTTTTCCCCTTTGTTATCGTTGCAGCCGTTCGCAAATCAATGGCGGTTGCGACCATTGAGGAAGCGGCGGTTGATGTTGGTTCGATGGTTCTCATTTGCTACCACCTCCGAAAACTATGTCTATATCCTCGGGATATGCGCCACGGTCACGAGCTTGTAATTCATCCATAAACACGGACAGCATATTATAAGTAAACTGATACGGATACTTGTCGCAAAGCAAGTCAAATGTGCCTTTATGGTATGCTCCAGCTTCGTCCGTGTATCCGCAAATCTCTTTCCACATATCATCGTCAAAGTGATCTGCTTTGTTGGTGCTTGCGTTAGTCCGTCTGTTGTAGCGTTGCCACCATTCAAAACATTCGGCAGAAATGGTTTGAACCAACTTATTTGTGGTTGGTGTTAGATTGAGTCCGATCATGATATATCACCTCGTTCTTTTGCTTTTCTCATCAAGCCTTTAGCGATGTAATAGTTAGCATCTTCAGGTTTTCTAACTTTATAATCTCTTGTATCATGCCCTCTGTCTCCAACTTGCCTATACTCATAACCTAATTCGTCCATGACTTTTATAAAAGTTTCCTCAGTGACATATATATCGGTTTCATATTCAAAAAGATGTTTTAAATAATAGCTGTTAGCACGTGGGTTAGCTGTTTTGCATTTTATAAGGTTGTCATTAATCCATCGCTTTAATTCTTCCAATTCTTCTAAGTCATTCATTTTTTTACTCCGTTACTATGTAGTAACCATCGTAACCTTTAGTAACCCCTAAAAAATGGCTTAAATACGTGCTTTTTTAAATTTTTAGAAGCTATCGGTTACTAAGGTTACGATAAATTCCCTATATTATTGCTTTTTTATTTTTTTAATTTTCATTTTTTTAGTGTTTTTATAGTAACCTTAGTAACCTTTAGCCATTTCTCCTTAGAAAATACTAGTTTTTTGCGGTTACTATCCCCGTTACTATCCGTTACTAAAGTTACTATCTTTTACTAAATGCCAGCTTCAAAAGGATTTAACGGTTTTCCGTTTGCATCAACTTTTTGCCCATCATCCGAAGTAGGAATCCGATCATAACAAATCTGAGTGCCGTACTTTGAATTTTCATAAGGCGGACATTTGGCACGTCCTCCACTTTTTTCGACTCGCTTCCAACCCTCGATATTATTTTTCATGATGGCATGAATAGCATTTGACTCAAATTTTGACGGTTGTCTGCCGATATTGCCTAAAGCATGTTCATAAAGCATAGCGACACAAACACGCTTTTCTTGGTATGTTTCCAACCATTCTTGAATAATTCCGATTCGTACATCCTCTTCAAGAAAAGTCTTTTGTGCATTTTTTGCCATTTCCTCAACATCTTCAGGAAGAGTTAGGTTTAACTTGCTCGGTATTTTTCCGTTGTTTGTTGACTTCATAAAAATATCCATTGCTTCGCCCCATGCCTGTTTCATATCAGTAAGCGACTTTTCTATATCATGAATATTTTTCTTTTGATCTTTTTTCTTTCCGGCTGTTATCGGTAAATATCGTCTGTTTCCTGTTGAGTCCGTCAAGAAGTGTTCGTTGTTAGTTGTTCCGGCAAACACACAGAATCTTGGATGTGGCTCAGGTCTTACACCATAAGGAACTCTATAACGGTCATTTTGTGATGTTAAAAATGACTTTATAGCTTCGACATCTTTAGTTTTCTTGACCGCCAACAACTCAGCGATTTCGGCAATCCATATTCCTTTGATTTTTTCGAAAGCCTTATCACCGTCAAAAGTGTTAAAGTTATCATTAAACCAAGCATCATTTATAGCCAGCCGCCTTAAAAAAGTAGACTTGCCGCAACCCTGATCTCCGTAAATAATGACCGTGTAATCAAATTTACAACCCGGATTAAATGCCCTCCCGATAGCTCCTAACATAAAGATTTTCATAACCTCTGTGTTGTATCTGTTCTTTTCAACAGCAAGGTAATCGGGTAATAGATTTTCAATGTGGTTTGATTGTTTATCCCATTTGTTGTAACATTCCATAAGCATGTCAGTAATGGGATTGTAAGCATATTTTCGGGAGACAACTATCAAAGCATCGGCAATTCTATCTTTAGAAGAAAGACCATATTTTGTTTCGAGATATGTTCTTAATTCGGCATCATCTGAATTTCTCCACTCTCGAAAATTCTGTACATGCTCCCACGGTAAATCACCAAAAACAAAAATGTCATAAGAAACTATGTTGTATTTGATTTTTCCGAATAATTTGTCATCCCACTCAATAGCTTCGACATAGTTATATCGGTTCTGTTTGATTTTGCCGTCATCCGTATATCTAAAAGCTGGAGGTCTGTACCCGTTTTTATCCTTTGGCAACGGTTTATTATCTTTTGACTTTTGCGGATATTTTGTTGCGCTTTCAACCGTTCTGATAATTTCATCATCCGGCAAAGGTGGATTGCATTTTAAATTATTTTCAACTTTTACAGCCGCAATAACAGCTTCTTTACTAAGCCGCCTTGAAGACCATAAGCTTGCCGCCAATTTAAACAAAGTATCATTGCGTTTCCCCTCTGGAATAACCTCAGGAACAACGAAAAGCTGTTTTGTACCGTCTTCAGATGTCTCACACTCTGAATCATCTTTGATTGATAAAAACTTAATGACAGTATCATCAATCATGGTGATTTCATTTTCAAATGGTGAATCATCCCACTCATAAGGCTTTCCATTTGCATGGATGGATGGAGGAGCGACCACATAGCCGCCCTCGCCCCTCACGTCCACACCGTCAATGATGCTAATGTGGTTTTTGAACTCAGCATCCTCAGGAATCCGATAATATAAGTGATACCCACCTCGACCAGTTACCGCCGTGCAAGTGTCCGGAAGTTTGCCGTTTTCGTTTTCCCACATTTTCAATTCATGGATGCCATCAATGCCCTTTGGTTCATCATAGTCTTCGTCAATTACTACCAAGCCGCTTGCTTTTCCTGTCACGATAGCGACATTAGCATGTGGATGATTGAACCACCAATCCTTGATAACCTCCGGGTCTGTCGATGCATCTTTTGAACCGTTTTTTGTATATGGATGTTTGTTTTTAGGATTTACGGGAATAACTGCAAATCCCATTTCGGCATATTTTAAAGCCGCTTCCTTTATCTCCATCCTGTTACCCCAGTAATTCTAAAATCCGTCTAGCAGATTCTTCGGGAGTACAGAAATAAAACTCGCATCCGTACCGCTCCGACATGGTTTTCATAGCCTTTTCAAGCTGAGCGCCCTGAACACATTTCGGGTTGTATATGCATCTCGGATTTATCCAATTATGAACCTCATCAATGGAAGTGATTCCGAGTGTATTTTCAATCAGAAATATTAGCTTGCACCCAGCTTTTTTAGCTCTTACACATTCACGTTTAAACCGCTGATGTTCTGAACCACAGATATTTCCGGCTATTTCGTCCATATTGGCTTTCGTATCAATGGCAATGGTGGGAACTTTGGCATAATCCCCGAAAGGTAATTTGTTTCTGATAAGCTCCACACCATAACCATCAAAGCACCGATGTTTTATTTCGTGTTCTCCCTTTTTCTGCCGTGTATCTTCAATAATCGTCATTATAATTAGTTAAATGGATTGAAAGCCTCGTTTGTATCTGTAATGCCAGCGTTAGCGATGTTGGATGAGTCTGTTGATGTTGGAACCTTCTTTAATTCCGGCACCTTAAATTTTCCGGCTTTAATCTGTTCAATGGTATACTCACGAACCACATATAAGCGAGTCTTAACAGTGCCGTCATTTGCGTTATATTCTTCCTCACCGAGAAGCAAGCCAACATACTTTCCGACTAAGGTCTGTTCATCGTGGTTTATCTGACCACCGTCAAATATAAAGCCATTGTTGCTCTTGGAAACACACTCGCAAAACCTCTTGAACATTGGAAGCGCCTTTTCCTTGTATGATCTGATATAGTGACCGCCCCACCAATCAGCCGAAAGTCTTTCTTGCATGTCCTTGTAGTAGTCCTTGAAATCTCCCTCAGCAAAATCATAATTAATGGTCAAATACTTGCCTTTACCTGTGTTGGCATCAAGTGGAACATCCTTAACAGAAACAATCTTAGCGATATATCCGCCAGCCTTTGGGCTTTCGAATCCGTCTCCTGATGCTGTTACGTTTGACATGTTTAACATTTCCATAATTCAATTTCTCCTATTATTTAAAATATTTTTGTAAGGCTTCGCCCATAAACATTGCATTAGCGAAAACCTCAAGTGACTTGTTATAAAATGTTCTTATTTCATGGTCTTTTCTGTCGTTAGACCTATGAATAACAACCGTGCCAGTTGTGGGATAAAATGAGTGCCATACCCCACGATCATCCATAGCATTAAATTGAATGCCACCATTAAAAGCCTTATAGGTTATTTCTCTGTCTTCAAAGTAATCAGCAACGTGCTGTAAATCGGCTCTGATTTCGTCATAAGTGTTTTGCATTTTTAACGCTCCATTTCTATTACGTCGAAGTCTTCAGGATCATACTCTCGATAACTCCATTCGTCTCCGCCTTTGATATTATTCCACCACCAATTAACTATGGCTTTTCTTGGTGAAACAGCGTAACTCTTGCCGACGTGCTTACCGTTAAGCATGATGTAATATCCTTTAGCTTTCCTTTTTGTCGGATACGTTATCGGTTCGATTTTCTTCACCTCCCAAGCCGTAATACTCACGGATTTTTGTATCAACCAGCTTCAAGTCATTTGGAATCTTTAAATCAAACATCCCCTCAGGACTCTTGGCGGTTGTACTTCCATCTGATTGAGTAAGGAAATAATGATTTGAACCGTCCGTTTGTGCTAACAGACAAATATCGGTACATCCCTCTAATGTCAGATAGTTATCTAACATCTGCCCCACGGTCTTTGCCTTGATCTTGCCGTCCGCTCCGACCTGTGTATGATGTAGGAAGTACACAATTACATCATCCGGCACTTGATAAGCTATGAACTCAAATAAGTCGGAAAAGTTTTTGCCAATGTCCGTGTATTTCTTGTATCCCGTATCATTGGCTTTTCTGAAAAATTCATTAACCATTAAATACTGTGAATCATCAATGGCATAAGCCTTTAATGTTGGATTTCTCAAAACCTTGTAAATGGTTTCGTATGTCGCACGTTTAGCAAGCTTAAAATTCTTGCCCTCAGGAAATGGAAGAGTACCTTTGCGAACGGAGAAAATACCGATTTCCTCCGGGTTGAAGTTTTTAAGGGAGTAGGTCTTGCCCGAACCCGATTCACCTAAAATTAATGAAGTGATGCCCATATAATTCTCCTTTCCTTAATCAATATTTAGATGTGTTCCCCTCTCACCAAGAGAAGCGAACGGAAGCGCCTCACCCGACTCCAGCGCCGCCCGAATCTTATCTTTGTCGGGGGACTCAACAACAACCTTTTTGATATACTCCTCAGGAACACAACCCTCATCAATGGAAAGTGGAAGCTTGCCGCCGTTCTTAACTATCTTGATTCGATGCATGTCTGTTGTAACTTCCTTGAGTCCGGCATTTTCCATGCAAAGTTTCATATAGTTGTTGAGTCGAATGACATTGTTTTCGAGTGCCTTGCTGATTTCATTCCATGCATTAGCCTTTTTCTGAGCCATTTCAGCTTGTGCCTTTAATTGGTCATACACACAAGCGCAACCCTCAATTTTGTACTCAAAATCGCCCTGTAAGGCTTCCAAAGTATCCATGACAATATCTTTATCGGTTTCGCTCTCAAGCATGTCTCTGAGTGGCTTAAAATCGTTTGAAATGGTCAATAATGTTGTCTTTTCTTCACTCATAATCGTTTTCCTCCTCTTTAATAGTCACATCATCAATTTCCGGCTCTGTTGGGTAATCCCCTCTAGCACATCCGAGATAACTTGATAATTGCTTTGCAACGTCCCAAGCGTGATTATGTGCGCTGTCGGAATCCGTATCGTTAAACTCTATTTGTACGGATAATGTTATGGTCGCTGTGTACTTCTTTTCTTTGAGCGGTTTCCAAAAGTCGACATAACTCATAATTGCCTGTCTCCCTTGTCGATGAAGTAAAGACCGTTTGAGCTTCTCTTTAATGGATAGTCCCCGACAAAATTTTTAAAATCTTCTCTTGTGCTGGTTATGCTTGCACTGAATGAATTTTTCTCAGAACTTAGTGCATAGCCGTGTGTTGTGCCTGTGAAATTGAAATACATTCGGTTATTTTTGATTCCAAAGATAAAACGCTTTGGGCTTTCGGGATTACCCAAACATTCTTTTGTGAATCTGATTCTCATTCGGTTGTTTTTATCGAATGTAATCTTTACATCATCGTCCATTTTTTTACTTGCTGTCGAAAGTCTCCCGAACCACTCAATATCATCAGTGCTTGGATTATTCGCCTGATACTCCTTAGACTTTTTAAGGTCATACCAATTTTTTGAGCCTGTCTTAACAACTGCCTGAGCCTTTTTAGCAAGGTCTAAAGCGTCCTCAATGGAAGTATTTAAAGAAGTTGCTAATGTTTTAATATCAACAAGATTTGTATTACTCATGACTCTACCTCGCTTTCGTTTTCAGATTCATCTGAATAAATATCAGGATAAAATGCTTTATTAAACTCTTTGTCAAATGCTATGCCCTCTTCGTTATCCTCGTTGATAAAATCAAGGACAACTGAGCCATCCTTATATATCCTATGGACAAAGAACCCCAAATCGGTTCCGAGTCCGTCTCTGCTGTATTCATGACGGTCAAATATTGTGACTCTGCTCGGAGCTGAGTTATACACAGTTAAGTCAAAATGCCCCTTCTGTTCTTTTAAAAGCTCATGAAGTCTCTGAGATGCTTCTAACAGTTTCCTTGCTTCTCCCTCGATTTCAGGAGTGATATCAATCAAATTTTTAAGTTCCATATTTGTCTCCTATCTGATAAAATAAAAAGTGGATTAATTATGTATCTCATCAATATTTAATTATTTCCTTGCTCGTTTGCGCTCCACCGCTTACGGGCTTTTTTATTTGTATTCATGCGTATGCCCTCTGTCCGTCTGCTTGTAATCAAAGCTAGGATTTTGCATTATCTTGATGCCTAAGTCCTGCTCGAGTCTGTCGCACATAATCCTTGCAATCTCGATGCTGTCAGCGTCTACAACGACGGAAAGCTCGATTTTATAGTCCGTTATGTATTTCATGTGATTTCCTCCATCCATTTCCCGAAGCATCCGCCCTCGATCTTGTAGCCGTTGACCGCTTGAACGTTCCATCGGTTTATAGTGACTTCGGTATGTTTGCCCTGAAGCACTAGAAATTGTTCGTATACCCTCTTAACTGGCAATATTCCTCTCAAGTCATCCTCTTTCATGCCTTGGCAAAAACGGACTTTAAATCCGGGTTTTATATATCTCCGGCAATCAAAACAACGCTTTGGATATCCCTCTATCATGTTTTGCGCCTCCCGTATTCCCATAAGTCGGAAGCCCCGACAAATAAAACAAAGGCAAGTGATACATCGATGACAGCTCTGTACTCCTCACAAAGCAACATCATCACACCCCATGTCATAAATAGGATTCCAGCGATAAAAGAAATTATCGCCAAAAGGTCAGAATAACCTTTGTAATGACGGTGAAACCACCGCTTGACTTGTCTCTTAAAACAGTCTGTTTTTGTGTAACGTCTCATGTTTACTCCAATAGTTTTAATTTTTCCGATTCCGTAAAGTGTAGCTTTTTGCATAAGTCCCGGAGTTGCCATACATCAAAGCTGATTTTTTTGACTTTGATATAAAAATTCCGCTCCGAATATCCCAAGTACCGGGCAATAGCTGGAAGCCCCTCAAGATTTAGGTCGATACCGTGTTTTAACACCGTCTGACGGAACCATGTAAAAATATCGTTCTTCATAGCTGATCTCATGCTGGCAATGCTCTAAGCTTGGAATAATCGCCTAAGTGAGCCATTTCGGAAATAGTGGTGCATCTCTTTTTGCAATCCTGATAGATATCATGGTAATCAGCTCCACTTTCTATTCCCTTGTCTATCGTATCCAGCACTATTCGTTCCAAGTACATAAGGTCTAACAATTGCATCGTGTCAGCTTCTGACCTTGTTTTTACTCCGACAAGCTTATTTACTAGCTTTGTATAAGTGACATAAAGCATGTTGGCATTTTCTGAGCCTTGCTCTTTTGCATAGTCCACAAGCTTCTTAAGCATGTCGGTCTCGGATTTGCGTGTTAACATGCCATTTTGACGTGCATTGATGTATTGCTCACTCTTACGCTCCGTTAAAGCTTTTTCCATAGCGTTAAAAGCTTCGATGTATTTCAGCTTCCATTGCAAAGCCCTTTTACCAGTGAAACCCATAGCCAAAAGTGAAAAGCCATCACGGTTCATCAAATACATTAAATTGCCCTTTCCTGACGCATCTGTATATGATGATTTGATGAAGTAACTCACCCCATTTTTGGGGAGACCCTCTAACAAGTTTTCGATAGCTCTCAGCACTCGATCATGTCTCTTCTGAAAATATTCAGCTACGATTAAACTGTCCGTTACGGCTTCATTTTTTCTTTTAAAAACTAATTCATTCATT